TTATTCCACTCCCGCATTAATTGCCCGGCGCACACCGTCACCCAGCAGATTTATCAGCAAAACGCTGATAAGAATGGCGGCACCCGGCAGCATGACGGTCCACGGTGCGACATACACCAGCTCCAGCGAATCACCGAGCATCGCTCCCCATTCCGGCGAGGGGAGTTGCGCGCCCAAATCCAGAAAGCCCAATGCCGCGATATCCAGAATCGCCATCGATAAGGCGCGGGTAAATTCTGTTGCCAGCACCGCGACGATATTCGGCAATACGGCATAACGCAGAATTTGCCAGGTCGAGGCGCCGTCGAGGCGAACTGCAACCACATATTCTTTTTCCAGCTCGTCGTGCACTGCGCTGTAAATGGTGCGCGAAATGCGTGGCAACAGTGCCAGCCAGACGGCCAGCATCGCGTGCTCGAGTTTCGGGCCAATAAAGGCCACCACAACAATCGCCAGCAGCAGGGAAGGGATCGAAAGCAGCGTATCCAGAATGTGGTTAAGAATGGCTGATTTCAGCCCGCGGGTGATCCCCGCCAGTACGCCGATAATCACGCCACACACAGAGGCCGCGAGGGTTATCACCAGCGCACCACCAATGGTCGGTGCCGCGCCGGTTAACATCCGGCTGAGTAAATCTCGTCCCAGGTCGTCCGTGCCGAGGAAAAAAGAAACGTTACCGTAGCGCGACCATGAAGGTGGCAGCAACTGGTAGCCGAGGAATTGCTGGTCGAGTGCGTAAGGCGCCAGCAGATGGCCAAAAACGCATAACAGCAGCAGCCCGAGCACGCCGTAGAAGCCGATCATCGACAGCGTGTCGCGATAGAAAATCCCCCACGTATGGCGCAGCGGACTCGGTGCCTGTTTTTCGCGGTATACATTATCGAAGGGCATATGCTTTCACTTCAATTCTCTGTCTTGTGGTTTGCTTTGATTTATTTTTAACTTTCATATCATTACCTTAAGTCCAAATAATGCTTCATTACGCTTTATCGTGCTTTAGTTTGTGTGGCTTCAATTTGTGACTTTTGTGTACACTCTTGTGTATATGAAACGGGAGTGTACACATTGCTTACAGATACCAAACTCAGAAAGTCACTTGGAAAGCGCCGAGACAAAGTAGAGGTAATCTCTGATGCACACGGACTGAACGTCAGGCTTTCAGTTTCCGGTGGTGTAACATTTTTCTATCGCTACCGCTGGGAAGAGAAGCCAGTACAGTTAAGCATAGGTGATTATCCTTCTATAACACTGTCTCAAGCAAGGGAACGTAGACAGCAATTTCGCACGTGGATAAATGAAGGGTACGATCCGCGCCGACAAGTAAAACTGGAAAGACAACAAAAGGTTGATGCTTACACGGTAGAAGACGCCTTCAATTACTGGGAGGAGCACTACTGCAAACCGGAGGGCATAGTCAAAATAAGGGCTAACCGACTGAATTTTGAAAACCACGTCAAACCTGTGCTCGGCAATATGATAGTTAACCAGACCACAAAATCCCACTGGCTAAGCCTGTTCGATAAAATGGGGCGCCGTGTTGTTACTGGTGAGGTGCTGGGCTTAATGCAGCGTGCGTTTCGATTCTGTTCAAATCGTGACGTTATTGAGGTCAACCCTATCGAATCATTACGTCGCTCTGACGTTGGCTTAACCGCGGCGATGAAAGATAGAAAGCTGTCCGATGACGAGATAAAAGTACTGTGGGATTCCCTGGACGATATGCCATCATCACAGCAGTTGGTGATCCGCTTTTTACTGATGACAGGTTGCCGGAGTACTGAGATACGAACGGCAAAATGGGAATGGTTCGATTACAAAGAGAAGACGTGGACCGTGCCAGCCAGTGAGTATAAGACCGGGCGGACAGTGCGCCGGGCGCTGCCGGAGAGTGCTGCTCAACTCTTGAAAGAACACCAGAAATTTTCGGTCACGAAGCATGTGCTGACTCCACCTCACTTTAAAAATCGTGAAGATAAGCCACCAGCGCAGCCAAGAATAGCGGCGTACTCCGCTCAGGTGATCAGTAAAACTGGAATGAAGAATTGGTCTCTTCATGATTTGAGGAGAACGGTTGCGACACGCCTTTCAGAACTCGGCGCGCCGCCCCACGTTATCGAGAAGCTACTCGGCCACCAGATGGGGGGCGTTATGGCTCGTTATAACCTTCATGACTACCTGGCAGATCAGCACCAGTGGCTGACTGTGTGGCTTGAACATCTGGAGAAAGTTGTTGGTCGGCCACTGGCGCCGCATTAACTTCTTGCTCCCACTTCAGCACATCTGATGTTCTCCAGCGCTTCGGGCTACCGCCAATGGCAGGCAGTGGGAAGGGGCGCTTAAAGCTTGCTGGCATTCTCTCTGGCGTGCTCCAGAAGTAAAGAGTGCTGCGTGAAATCTTGTAGCGAGATAAAACATCGCTGGTCAGCATGATTTCATCAGTGGCTGCATTATTGGTGTTTGCGGTATTCATCTTACACAGCTCCTATCGCTTTCTGGACTACCCTATAACCCCGTTTCCGGGGCTTCTTAATTGGCTCAATTTTCACTGGCGCTACTCGTGGCCGCGGCGGTTCTGGCTCATAGATTCCGTTACGCATTCGATACTTTTCCCTCATCTTCCAGGCATTCCACGCTGTCCAGTCGCAACCGTCATCAATCTTCACAGTGGCTTGAATCAGAGTATCGTTGACATCAACCAGTTTCGATTTTGATAGCCTACGCAGCGTTGGCATCAATTAGGAGCCTCCGATTTCAGAGCCTCCATTCGGAGCTTTGCGCGATGGTCACACGCCATGAATGCCACGCGTGGTATGTAGCGCTTCATTTCCTCAATCAAAAACTCTCCATGTTTTTCACGGCTTTGCTGATTAGCTTCTTTCTCTCGCTGACGGAGAAGAGCAAGGCGAGCCGTAATGCTCCTACGCGTCCCTTTCCATGACGCAAGCGCATGGTTTGCGCGGTTACGCCATCCAGAATCATTGTCGATAGAAGCCTTCAGCTGGCGCTCGATATCAATGATCGAATCTTCAGCATTAATGAGCGCCGCAAGATGGTCCGCAATGGTAATGAGTTCTTCAAATTTTACGTGTGGATTTTTCATCGTCTGCCCTCCTGATTGCAGAGTTTCATCGCAGCTTCCCAGCCCAATTCTTGAACCATGTCGCCCAACTGGTCGAAACAGCAATCAATCCACCGAATCCCCCTTTGCTTCAATGTTGGTAAGTTCCCCCAATGAATAAACCCGCCTTTTTTCTCAGCTAACATCGCTTCAAAATCCAGGATATGCACATACCAGTTCCATCGTTGCTCTGTAGTACGACCAGAGTCCTCCAAGTGGGAATCCAGGAACCCGATAATTGAGGGCTGATTCAGGAAGATGTCACCAAAGCGATGTCGATAGACGGGGCGTCGATGGATGCTGATTAAGTGAAAGAGATAAGCGTCAGCCACTTGAATTAAAGCTCTTTCATGAAGCGCCTTGATATCCCGGCGTTGTGCCGGGGACCTTGCATTGGAAGTCATGATCTTTCCCCTTAAAAAGGTTTGTTGCTGAGCAGTTCGGCGTACTGCTGTTTCATTTCTTCATGCTTCTCTTGCCACTTTGCGATTGCCAGTTTTCGAGCCAATAGCAAACGAATACGGCGAATGCAGCGGTAGTGAGCAGCGAAATAAGAAGCGGTGTGTTCACCCATTTGGTGGATCAGAACACCATCGCGTATAACTGGTGTGTCATCTTCATGCGTAGGCCAGCCCGAGCGGCGAAATGTCTTTGTCACCATGTAATGCGCAAGGTTGTTAAGTGCTGCGCTACGACTCAGGCAGCGCTTACGCCAGCCGTGACGTGTCACGACGAACACAGGGGATTGCACAATTTTGAAGGATTCATCAATCGCACGTTCTTTCTTAGGTACCAGTTTCATTGCGTCTCCTTAATGGATTGTTTGTTCGCCGCCAAGGCCTTGCTCTTTCGCCATCATCACGGTCTGTTTGATCAGGTCGTTCATGAATGCGTTTCCAGCTTCGGTGAGCTTGTCGCCGTGTTTGGTTAAATTACTGCTGTAGAGTTTGATGATTAGTTCTTCGGCTTCTGCCCGGCTGTATTCGCCATAAGCCACGCCTTCGAAATACTTGAGCGCGTCCTGAAGTGACTGCTGACTTAACTCAACAGTCGCTAAAGTCCCGTCGGGAAGATTCACCAGAACGCAGTTGCTCCCAGTTTTCTGGATCATTGCTTCATAACGCGCAGCAGCCTGGCGCTGGCGATATCGTTCAATCTTTTGCTGTGGTGATACTTTTTCGTTAATACTCATCGCTAATACTCCGATGCTGGCTTTTAGGATGCGGATTTCCCCGACCGTTAGGCCGTATTTAAATTTCGTATTTTCTCAATGCTGCTTTGTGTATTCAGTGGTTCTATATATTAATGCGCTCTTTCTGACAGGCTGATAACCACTCGGCCAATAATTACTAGTTCGCATTTATCTAATGGTTCAATTTTCCAATTTTGATAATGTTTGTTATTTGGTATAACCAAAATAGCATCAGGTAAAAATTGAAGACGCTTAACCATAAATATACCGTCGATGTAGAAAGCGAAAACTCCATCTTCTAAATACTTCTGATTCTTATTGTCAATAATAATAGTCGAACGACATTCAATTTCTCCGGTCATTGTGTCGTCGGGCATTATTGCAATTAGCCTTCCTTTTGCATCGTGAGGGAACGTAATCACCGTATTACGCTTTGGCTTCATTTGAACGGATGAAAGAGCAATCATTTTTTCACCACTTGCATAGCATTCTCCTCAATCAACCATGCAGCTACATTACCTGTAAGGCGCTTCAATAAAGAAACAATCGCCAGTAATTCACTGTCTTCTAATTGATGCGGATAACTCTCCAACATCATTAGAATTACTTCAGCTTGAGAGGCTCGCTCAGCGGCTTGTTCTAAAGTGATATCACGCGACATGTTTCTTTAACCCCTCAGCAGCAGCTTGTGAAATAACCTCTAGAATGCCAAGCATCAAATTAAGTTGCTCGGCACTGTTATTAAGATATCCAGCTGCGGTTGCAAGAGCTTTTATTTTCTCAAGTGCATCCTCAGCTGCTAAGCAATCAATTTGCGACATTAGCGAACTCCTTATTTGGCAGGCGGGCCGCTAAAGACAGGATGTAATCCTGAACCAGTTCCCGACGAGCTTCATGCTCAGAGAATGCCTGGATGCGGATCATGACGGGCTTTGCCTTCGAATCAGAACGCTTAACCGATGCAAACAGAAATATACTTGTGCTAATATCAGCATCAGCCTTATTAACTAATCCGCTGGCGCAGGTTTGTTTTAAGGTCAGGCTCTGGGCTTTAACGGGCGTTGAACCCAGAGCCGAATAATTACTGTTCGTTATCATCTGTTTTTCCTTCTTTCAGGTTGTACAAGGCACTGGATTCGACTTCGAGCATTCTTTCTAAGAACTTAGCGTTGGCTTCAATGAGCATACCTAAATTCTGCATATCAACTTTTACCATTTGACCGTCGTAATCACTGTTGCCAGCCGCCCAAAACATCAGGGAGCCAATTGATTTCATTCCGCAAAGCACATAATCAATCCCTGCAGCAGCATTGTTTGCTATTTTTTGATACTCAGAAGTTGTTAGTTTTTTTCCATCAGTATCAATAATCAGGTCTGCAATATTTATCATTTTGAATACTCCATAAGACCCTGGAATGACATTCTGAGTTTTTCAGATTTTTTGATAATTTCTTTAGCTTCACTATTTATTTCTTTAGCTTCTGAGAAAGCGCAGACAAGTATCTCAAAATCACCCGCTTTCTTATAAATTGCGAAGATAGGAGAATCAAAGCACAGGTGTGTTACTAATCTGTATTTGAAGTCCTCGTTAGTTTTTCGAAAATGATGAAATAGTTTTTTATTATCGACAACCATAAATGACTGGTATTCACCAGATGAAATGCGAAGTGAAAAAGACTCGCATTCTATTAAGTCATAAACTTGATGTGCCATATCTACGCTCCGTTCAATGCCGTTGAAATGAGAATACTCATTTCGTTGTATTATGTAAACAACGAACGTAGTTTTATTTGTTGTAATTAATATAATCCATTGTATTTAAACATTAATTAATTTCAATGAGAGGTGTTTTAGGGCGTAGGTTAGGGGTTGATTAGCTTGAATGGCTGGAAAATAACCAATAAAAAAGCCCCCAGATAGGGAGCTTATGTTTTAGTTTTACTGCAAATTCAGTTTTAAAGGAGTCGCAATTTGGTTTCTACAGCTACGCCAATGATCTTACAATTCCCGTTGATTGGTACTAAAGGCCATGCCGGGTTAAGGCCTTTAAGATAGCGTTGACCACTGTCGATTATTAATTTTTTGAATGTAGCTTCGTTAGAATCAGTTAGTTTCGCAATAACCAAATTTCCGTTAGCAGGCTCTCGGCCAGTATCAAATAAGACAAACGTACCTTCGGGAATGCTCAAGCCAACTGGGGCTGTCATTGAGTCACCATCTACTTCAAGCCAGAAGGCATCTCCTTGGATATGTGCATCAGATTCCAACCATAAATCTATGTCTTTCAGTGTATAGGCTTCAATAGCTTCGTTCCAGCAACCAGCCTGAACCTTACTTAAAACTGGGTATCGTTGACCAGGGACATAGCTTCCGGCAAAGGAAACATTTCCAGCTTCTCTACCAGAAATTAGGTACTCAGGATCGCACTGAAGTGCCTTGGCTAATTCATGTAGGTAGCGTGGCCTTTTTGTTCTTCCTGATTCAACGGACACTATTCCTTGCTGGGTTGTACCAGTAAGTTCGGCTAACTCAACTTGAGTCAGTCCCAGTTCTAGCCGACGCTTCTTGATCCTGTCTGCCAATTGCATTTTAACACCCCACATAAATTTGTCCCAAACAGCATACAACAATCATTGTAATTGACAAACAACGAAATGTGTACTCAAATACTACAAACGTTGTATATGGGGATTGTTACATGACTATTTCGAACCGCTTGAAAGAACGGCGATTGAAGTTGGGGCTGACGCAAAAGCAACTGGCAATTATGGCCGGAATTAAACAACAGACAATTCAGAGGATTGAGGCAGGGACATCTCATCGCCCCCGCCATCTCCTTGAAATATCGGAGGCTCTTAACTGTTCGCCGCACTGGCTTTTAAACGGCATCAAAGACCATGCCTAGTTCAGACGAAAATCAGTAGGAAATCTGTGATGAATAGTGCAATCAAAACTTTCGACTTCAAATCTGATGCGGGTGAATTGCTGGCATCGGTGCGCACAGTGCGGATCGATAGTTCTCCGTGGTTTTTCGCGGTGGATGTCTGCGAAGCGTTGGGACTTTCCCATACCCATAAAGCGCTACTGGCAGTTGATGACGAAGATAAATGCGAACAGGAACAGTATTCCGGTTCGGGGCGCAAACCACTGTTGGTCAATGAATCCGGTTTATACACACTGATACTCAAAAGTCGTAAACCACAGGCAAAACGTTTCAAGCGCTGGATCACCGCCGATGTACTGCCATCCATTCGTGCCACAGGTTCTTATGGTCTGGAGCCAGTTTCGGCAATGCCTGATTTTTCTGATGAGGTAGCCGCGGCGCGCGCGTGGGCAGATGAACGCGAACAGCGTCGCATTTCAGAAGGTTATGTCCAGCGTCAGGCCAAATACATTTCTCATCTGGAAAACCTGTTTCAGCCGGGCATGACTCCCTTCCAGTTCTGCAAACAGCTTAATGGCGTAAATGTCAGCCAGGTTAATGCCTTCCTGGAAAAGAATGAATGGCTTTACGACGAACGCCCGGATTCACGTAATGCCAGCTGGCGCGTGAAGTCCTACGCCCGTGATTTGTACCTTCGCGAAAGACACAACCGCGTGGATCCTTGTGATACGGAAAGCTTCGATACATGGAAGCCTATCCTGTTGCGTAAGGGAGCCGTTTGGCTTTATCGCCATTACCTCAAGGGCAACCTGCCCATGAAAAAAAGCTGGGACGGCAAATATTCCCACGATACAGATTTGGCAGGTGCGGCATGAGTATGGGGCTGATGGTTCAGGCAATGAAAATCAGGGTCGGTAACCCGCTGCGCAAGCTCGTCCTGCTTAAGCTGGCTGATAACGCCAGTGACAAAGGCGAATGTTGGCCGAGCCTTCAGCACATCGCCGATCAGTGTGAGATAAGCCGCCGCTCTGTCATCAATCACATCGACTCCCTTTGCGAACTTGGTCTGCTGAAAAAAGAACTGCGTCCCGGTGTAAAAGGGAATTCCAGCAATCTTTATTACCTGACTTTAGATGGTGCAGGAGATTCACTAGGGGGTGGTGCAGGAGATTCACTACTTAGTGCAGCACGTTCACCATATGGTGCAGGAGATTCACTAGGGGGTGGTGCAGGAGATTCACCCAGAATCAGTCACTCTTTTGAATCAGTCAATGAACCAGTCAGTGAACCTAAAACAATTGGAGCATCTGGCGATGAACCACCTGCCAAGAAAAATAAATACGCTTATCCAGAAGAATTCGAAAAGGCGTGGAAGGTATATCCGGCCCGAGAGGGCAGCAATCCCAAAAACTCCGCATACAGCGCATGGAATGCCCGGGTACGTGAAGGCATTGATCCCGAAGCAATGCTGGCAGGCGTAATCCGCTATGCCACGTTCTGCCAGGCCAAGGGACAGACGGGCACCACGTTCGTGATGCAGGGGCAACGGTTTTTCGGTAAAGCCCGTGAATTCGAAAATACATGGATTGTGGCCGGTCAGTCGCTACGTGCTGGTCGAACCAATACCCACAGCGGCTTTGATAACCGTGATTACGGCGATTCACAGATTAATTTTTAGGAGCGAACATGAGCAATTTTTATTTCCAGAACCAGTATCAGACCAAAATAAGCGACCTGTCCGCTCGCCTGCGTGAGCTGGATTCGACATTGGAACTCGCGAACGGTGTTATTTCGACTGATAACCGTTGGTACACCGGACATGAGAAAAAAACGGTGACATGTGAGCTCCACGGTGATTTTAACCAGACGGTTTTATCTCAGGAAGTGCGCGGTCGACTTCACACGCTGGAGTCGCGCTGTCCGGACTGTGTTGTGGATGAAATCGAGGCAGTCAAAAACGAGCAGAAACAGTTGCTGGTCGATCGCCTGATGGATGATGCAGGCATTACTCCGCGTTTTCAGCACTGCGAATTCAGCAACTACGAAGTGGTCAACAAAGCGGCCAGAACTAATTTAAACGCCTGCCAGAGCTACGCGAAATCCTTCCCTGAGCTTTCCAAAAAGGGAACCGGCCTAATCCTGATTGGCAAATGCGGTACCGGGAAAAATCATCTGGCCGTGGCTTTGGCGAAGGAAGTTATCCGTCAGCATCAGGAGTCAGTCCGCCTGACCGATGTTATGCGCATTATCCGCGCTGTGAAAAGCACATGGGGTAAGAACGCCGAACGTACTGAAGCTGATGTTATTGATTATTACGCATCGCTGGGATTGCTGATCATCGATGAAGTGGGTGTGCAGTACGGCTCTGATGCTGAAAAAATCATTCTGTTCCAGATTATCAATGATCGTTACGAAAACATGTTGCCGACCATTCTGATTAGCAATTTGACCATGCCCCAATTGTCGGAATCTATTGGCGAGCGACTGACTGACAGAATGAGCGAAGGCGGCGGTTCGGTGCTGGCGTTCAACTGGGATAGTTATCGTCAGTCTGGAGTGAAAGCATGACTTACGAAGAAGCCGAGCAAGCCGTAATCGGCGGATTGCTGCTGCGCCAGCTCGACGCGACAGTTTTTGAGGTATTTGGATTGCTACCTGCAGATGCTTTCTCTATCCGGCAGTACCGCGAAATCTATCTGGAAATCAAGCGCCAGTCCTTAGACGGGAAGAATACCGATCCCTTCCTGGTGTCTGACGCGCTGGGCGAGGGCTATGAGGCCCTTACGGTTGCAGCGTCAGGTCTTGCGTGGGCAGCGCCTGGTCTGAAGCACTACGCCGAGATGGTCAAGCGTAATCACTTCCTGCGTGGTGCAGAGGAAATGATGGCTGGCGCTTTGAAGAAGTTCGATTCCGCCCGTAATGCCGATGAAAAAATGGCAGCTATAAAGCAGCTGCAAAGTGGTATTCAGCGGCTGAGTTTCAGCGATGACAGCCGTGCACCGGTTCACATTGACGAACTGCTATCCGGGATGGCTGAAAAACTTGAATCAAGAATGGAAGGGCGCGAAGAAAGCCGCACCATCCTCACCGGGATTGAGGAACTGGATCAGCTTACGGGTGGTTTTGATTTAACGGACCTCATTCTGCTGGCCGCCAGACCTTCGATGGGGAAAACTGAATTCGCTTTAAACCTCATCGACAAAATTACCGAGCAGGGTTGCGGGGCTTTATTTTTCAGTATGGAGATGTCTGGTGCTCAGATTGCAGAACGTCAGGTTGCTGGCGCGGGGGGATTCTCAACCTCGAAATTGAAATCTCCACGGGCATTACATGACGAAGACTGGGCGCGGATCGGAATGGGCATTCAAAGCATGACTGGGCGCCCAATTTGGATTGATGATGCCAGCACATTGGACGTGAACCAAATCGCTGAGTCAGCAGAACGCCACGCATTAGAGCATCCGGAACTGGCGATCATCTTTGTTGACTACCTCGGACTTATCGAACTCTCAAGCAGCCAGCGGCATGATATTGCAGTAGGCGAAGTGTCGCGCGGACTTAAGGCTCTGGCGAAACGTATCAGACGGCCGGTGGTTGCCCTCAGCCAGTTATCGCGCGGGGTAGAACAGCGCACAAACAAACGGCCTGTGAATGCCGACCTGAAGGACTCCGGAAACATTGAGGCTGATGCGGACCTGATCATGATGCTCTACCGGGATGAGATATACGACGAAAACAGCCCGGCCAAGGGCTTGGCTGAAATTAACGTGACCAAAAACCGTAACGGGCCGCTCGGAACCGTTTACCGTCAGTTCAAATACGGGCATTTCCTGCCAATCGATCAGGCAGAAGCGGCGAATCGTTGCCGTCAGCAGGCCGAAGTACCATCACGCCGTTATTCAAAGCGCTAATAATTTAGGGGAATCCGATGAAACTCGAAAACGCACTTAAACAGTTCAACCCTAAAACCCAAACGTTCACCAACGTGCCGCCAGCGACAGCCTCAGATTCTCTGACGGGGCCAGACCTTGCGGCCTGTCTGGGCATGGCAGAATCTCAGGCATCTTTCGGGATGGGCGCTTTCCTCGGTAAAAATGGCATCAGCAAAGAGGACGGTCAGCGCACCATTGAACGGCTTTCTGTCTACGCCATGAAGAACGCCGGTAAGCACGTTGGTAAAGCAGCTGGCCGCCGGATGGCGCAATGCATGGTGATCCTCGCGAAGATGGCCTATTCGGAATACTGCAAGTCAGCTGGGAGTGTGAGCACCTGCATGGATTGTTCCGGTAACGGCTTTATCAAAGAGGAGCGGGCATTCAGAAATCAGATGGCAATCGACCGACAGGAATATCTTGATGCGCTGCCGGGAAATTTAGGGTTGCTTTATCATGATGAGATGAAATCCAAAAAAGAGGGCGTGGAAATTCATGATGTCCTCTGTCAAACGTGCATCGGCAAAGGCGTGATTTCAGATCGTTGTCGCTGTAATGGCACCGGCCGCGTGCGTGACCTGGAAAAATCAAACCTTCTCGGCGTTCCGGTCGATAAGACTTGTGATCGGTGTGCGGGCAGAGGATACAAACGGACACCCGGCACAACAGCCTACAAAGCGATTGTGGCGCTACTACCTGACCTGCAAGAAAGGACATGGAATCGTAACTGGCGTCCGCTGTACGAGTCGCTGGTGACCAAATGCGAGCAGGAAGAGAACCATGCTGATGTTGTATTCCAACGAATCACCAGTAGATAGTGTGATCGGGGATCATAAAGACATTTTTAATATAAAGTCTTGCATTTTGTCCGAACTTGGCGTAATTTCTCTAAATCATGGGCGTTTCTGTAGATGAGCGCTTATTAAAACATTCAAGACCTCGGCACCCGCCGGGGTTTTTGCGTTTCTGAGGCTGCCAATTTGGCGGTCTTTTTTGTTTGGGGTAACGCAATATGTCGGCTGTCGTTATCTGCGCTTCTGGCCCATCGCTGACTCTTGCTGATTGTGCGCTGGCCGTAGAATCTGGGCTGCCGGTCATCGCTGTTAATTCATCGTGGCAGGCGGTACCAGAATGCACCCACATCTACGCCGGTGATTTGCGCTGGTGGGATATCTATGTCCAGAACCTCCCAGAAAAGCCTCAGCGCTGGTCTTGCAACAATCGAGCTCATACTCGATATGGGGTGAACCTTTTTCCGACTGATACGGGCGATACCTTCAATTCCGGACAGCGGGCGATTCTCTTTGCTCACTGGCTCGGCTTCAGAGACATCATCTTGCTGGGTTTCGATTGCTCAATTGCTAACGGTAGCCACTGGCACGGAGATCACACCAGCCTGGATAATCCGACGGCAGAGAATGTGACGCGATGGTTTGGAGAATTTGAGCGGCTGGCGCATGAACTACCTGGCAGTGTGAACATTATCAACAGCAGCCGCCAGACGACGCTTAAATGCTTTCGTCGTTTATCTCTTGAGGCTGCCTTACGTGAGGTCACATGTTAAATCCCCCAATTTACATTGAAGGCATGCTGGGGATGGGTGACACCATTTATCAGCGAGCTTTCCTAAAAAATCTCCCAGCGGGCACATACATCAAAACGTCATGGCCTGAACTGTATGAAGACTTGCCAATTAAACCGGTTCGAAGCGATACCACGCTTAGGACTCAGCGCAAAAACGAGATGCAGAGCGAGGCGACTTTCTATCCGCCACCGTCACCGCGACAAACGAAGCGAATCTTCTACGGTCCTGCAGATCTGGCGCGTGGATCAATATTTGACGCAATGCGTAAACAGTTCGGGGTAGACCCGGCGGTGTTGGATTTGCCTTCATTCGGTTCGCCGCTGTTTACTGCACAGAAACCCATTGCTGTCATACGGCCAGCGACCGTTCGCTCTGAATGGCGCAGCGATTCCCGCAATCCAGACCCTGACTATCTTGTGCAAGCTTCACGCATTCTGCGTCAGAACTTCTTTGTGATCAGCGTGGCCGATCTGAAGGAGGGAGAAGAGTGGTTAGTGGGAGATGAACCTGAAGCCGACCTGAACCTGCACGCTGGTGAACTCGACATAAAAGAACTTATGCGTCTGGTTGAGCACGCTGCCGTTGTCGTTAGCCCAGTGGGTTGGGCTCTACCGGCGGCTATAGCTTACAAAACGCCTGTGTACGTTGTGGCTGGTGGGCGTGGCGGGCATAACGCGCCGGAGATTGTCACCGATCCCGATATGGACTTGCGCTGTGTAGGTTGGGCTATCCCTGATAATTATTGCCGTTGTGAAGCGTGGGATCACCAATGCGACAGGCGGATTTCTAACTTCGAATCAAAATTTGAGGCCTGGCTGAATGAAGTCGTTTTATCAAGAATTGAACAGCGGGCTGGTATTCCTCCCCGAGCTGGGGATCGGGCGTTATCCGGTTCCTAAATCACGTCCTTACGACGAGCATTATTTTGCAAAATATCAACAATTAGCAGATACCGAGACTGGGCATGCGCTCACACGGGCGCGCATCCAGCTGGTAGAGCGGCATTATGCTGGTGCTGTGCTCGATGTGGGTATTGGTGCCGGGCAGTTCGTGGAATCTCGCCCTGACACGCAGGGGTTTGATGTTAACCCTACTGGCATTGCGTGGCTCAACGAACGAGGGGCTTACGCAGACCTCTACGCGAATAAGTGGCTGGCGCTGACAATGTGGGATGTTCTGGAGCACATCGATGAGCCGGAACTGGCCGTGCAGCAGGCGACGGAATTCGTTTTCGTTTCGATCCCTATCTTTGCCGACGCTGGTGAAATCATTCGATCGCACCACTTCCGAAAGGATGAACACATTTGGTATTTCACTGATGAAGGTATCAGGGGCTGGTTTGCTGAGCAGGGTTTTACCTGCATTGAGCAGAACACCATCGAGTGTGATTTCGGGCGTAAAGGCGTTGCTTCTTACGCTTTCCGCCGCACCTCTTTCTAAGCTCGCGATTTGCTGGCTTTCTTATTTAGAGCCCGACCAATCAGCAATCTAACCCTCGTTAACTTTGTGGCCGCGGCTCTATTCACTACACAAAAAATGGAGTCCCACAATGGCCGAACCAATATCTGGAACAACAGCGGCGACAGTGGCGGTAACTGGTGTGACGCTTGTTGGTCTACTCTCAGGCATAAACGCCGGAGAGGCGATTGCGGCCTCCGCTGGGGCAGTAGTATTTCTCATCTCAGCAACCGACTTCCCAATTTGGAAAAGGATGCTTCTGTTCTTCGTTTCGATTGCAGTTGGTTACTTTGCCTCTGGATTCGCCGCCGCTCTTCTTTCTACGATCCTCCCATCCAGCATATCGGTTGAGAAACCTATTGGCGCATTGATCGCTTCTGCTTCGGCAGTAAGAGTTTTGATGCTCTTTGCTGCAAAGCCTGCTGGTCAGTCATCGCTGTTAGACCGCTTCTTAGGAGGTGGGAAATGACCCTTGAAATATTGCTTTTGAACGTCAATGCCGTCGTCTGCTTTTTGATAGCCGTCCGTTTGTTCACTTTTCGACGCGGTGAAAAGCAACACAACTGGGTCGGTTCCGTATTTGCCTGCATTTTGATAGTCGCGTGTTTTGCGATAGCTATCCGGATCATCACTGGCGAGTATCACAAAGCAGACTGGGCAGAGACAGCGATAAACATCACGCTGTGCATTTCTCTCTACCGATCTCGGGGAAATGTGATGCACATCTTCAGAAAGAGAGAATCACATGCAGATCAGCAATAGCGGCATCGCGAAACTGAAGGGTGAAGAGGGGGAAAAGCTGGTTGGCTATCTGGATAGCCGAGGCATTCCAACTATTGGCACCGGGCATACCGGGTTAGTTGATGGCGTTCCCGTCACCAAAGGAATGGTTATCACGTCTGATAAATCATCCCAACTTCTGCGCTCAGACCTGCAGTGGACAGAGAAGGCCATCAATGACAACGTAAAACTCACTCTCACCCAGAATCAGTACGATGCGCTTTGCAGCTTGGTATTCAATATTGGCGCGAGTGCTTTTATTGGTTCTACCGTGCTTCGCAAGCTGAACCTTAAAGACTATACCGGAGCTGCTGACGCGTTTCTGATGTGGAAGAAAGCCGGTAACAACCCAGATATTCTCCTTCCACGTCGTCAGCGTGAAAGGGCGCTTTTCTTATCATGAACTGGCTTTCTGCGTACTGGAAACCAATTGCCCTGGCCTTTTTCCTGCTCGCCTTAACGACTGGTAGCTATGTCAAAGGGATGCATGCCTCAGATGCAAAATGGCAACTGAAGTGGACTGAGCGTGACAAAGCTGACGCATTGGCGCTGGCCCAACTGGAATCCGCTGCAAGAACTGAAGAACAACGTAAGCAGGGTGAAATCGATGCGATATCTACAGATGCCCAGAACAAGATTGATGCTGCTCACAGTGATGCTGCCGTTGCTGCTTCTACAGCTGACAGCCTGCACAAACAGGCAGACAAGCTTGCCGCCAGACTTACAGAGCGTGAAAGAGCCTGCAAATCCTCAGCTGCCGGAGCAGGCCAAGCAACTACCAGCGGATCCACTGTGCTTGCCGAGCTGTTCCGCCGCGCTGATGAAAGAGCAACAAAGCTGGCAGCCATTGCTGACCAGTCAAGAGTCCGGGGATTAGCGTGTGAATCCTCATACGCAGCATTGAGCGCAAAGAAATGAACAAAATTCTCGCATGGCTTAAAAGCCTATTCATCAAGGAAACCATTATGTCTGAACCATTAGTTGACGCCGTAGTAGACCCTCAGCCAGTGACTGAAATCTCCACCACCGAGATTCAGCCGGTTGAAACAGCGGCAGCCGTCCAGTCTCCACTGGAAGATGCAAAGTCCGCATTCTCCAAGTTCGTGGCGTTCGTAGAGCACGGCATTGAGAAGCTCGGGAGTGAAGCGGAAGCAGAGCTGGTCACCCTGGCTAAAAAATATTTATAAAATTCTGCAAAAGGCATTCACTGAGTGCCTTTGACAGAAGAAACACAATGAATCATCGGTTGTCGGTTAAGGCAATGCCGAGGGTTATATTCATCTACCTAGCAGGAAATTCTAAATGACTCGCAAATTTGAAGGGTTACCCCAGCACGTTCAAGCTTCGGCACTGAGTGTTATTGAACAGCAATTTTCTAGCCTACGGATATTTGACGAACGCAATCAAGACCATGCGAACACCATTGTTAAAGTTGTAAGGGGCGCTTTTTTGAAACTTTATGAAGAAGAGTCTGAGGAAGCGGTGGCAGGCGGAGCATCAAAAAGCGTCGAGCTAAAAAACAACATCATGGTACATGGTGGCATTGTGAACGTTGGATGTCGCTAAGCGCGTGAGGCCTTGAATGTCCAGATTAAACGTTGAAATCATCCACCCTCAAAATGCAGATGTGAACAATATTTTAACCGCCATTGAGCGTAAATATGCCCGTAAGCCAGCAACACCGGAAACCATCGCTGAGATGGAGCGTGAAGCCGCAAGATTAATCCGCCGACTGATAACCACGAAGGTTACGTTCATTAAGTAGGAACCAAGGAGTCGAAATGACGCTGACAGAAGAACAAAAGGCGCTTTTCGATGCCCTGACGAAACTACAGCAAAAGTTCGTTACTCAACTGCTCAATGGCAAGAACCAGACGGACGCCTACAAGGCTGCTGGGGGGAAGGCAAAGACAGACGAATCGGCCAGAGCATCGGCAAGCCAAATCTTAACTAATGTTAACGTGCAGGCCTTCCTGAAGTGTATTCGGTACGAAGCTGTCAACGAAGCCATCATGACGTACGAAGAAGCGATGGAACGCCTCAGCGTAATGGGGCGCACATCCATTGCTGACCTGGCGACGTTCGGTACTCAAGTTGTCGGTGAAGATGATGACGGCAATCCCGTTACTCAGTCTGCCTGGTCATTCAAAAATGCCAACGAATTGAAACCCGAACAGATGGCGGCAATCTCTGAGCTAACTGCGGGGAAGGATGGGCTGAAGATAAAACTTCATGATCCGAAAGCGGCCATCAAACAGTTGGCAGAAATGCGCGGTTGGGAAGCACCGAAGAAAACCGAAATCAGCGGGCCGAATGGCGGTGCAATTCAGACAACCAATCTGACCGCCGATGAAGCTGCTGAAGCGTACCGCAAGTTAATGGGTTAACAGTGCAAAACAGGCACTTGGAAGCATAAAAACCCTATGCATTTTGATGTGCCTTTTATGCACTGTTTATGCAGTCTGTTTTACCTCGATTACCCATGAAAACCCTGATAAATAAATCTCTTGCCTGCATTCGTTGGCGAGTGCTCTTAGCGCGGGTCGGGTAACGTCCATTATGTTAAATAGCCCCCTTTTTATCTCAATTATCCAGAGTAGCTTTCAATGCCTATTCCGTTCCCGTTCGACTTTAAAAACCCGGATTACAACCAGGTGTTCGAATGGCGAATGGAGAGGTTGCAACGTATCCGTGCGAACCCTGAAACATTACCAGCGCTGAGAGCCTTCTATCGGAGTAACCCGGCGCAATTCATTATCGATTGGGGTATGACTACTGACCCGCGCAATCTTGACTTTGGTTTGCCGGTGTCCATTCCGTTTCTGTTGTTCCCTAAACAGGAAGAGTGGATTCATTGGATAATGGACCGCCGCAAGAACATGGAAAACGGCATTACGGAAAAAAGCCGTGAAATGGGCCTTAGTTGGACATCCATAGGTTTGGCCTGCACGTTATGCCTTTTCAATAAAGAGATGGTAATCGGCTTTGGTTCCCGTAAGGAAGAATACGTAGACAGCACAGGTAGCCCTAAGGCGCTGTTTTGGAAGGCACGAAAATTCGTTGAAATGTTACCGTTAGAGTTTCGTGGAAGTTGGAGTGATAAAAAACACGCACCTTATATGCGGGTAGAGTTTCCCGACAGCGGTTCAGTCATTACCGGTGAGGCCGGTGACAACATTGGGCGTGGTGACCGAACCACTATGTATTTTGTCGATGAATCCGCGTTTCTGCCGCGACCGATGCTGATAGAGGCTTCATTATCCCAGACAACGCGTTGTCGCATTGACCTCAGTTCGGTTCACGGAATGTCGAACCCGTTCGCACAGAAGCGCCACGGCGGGAAAATTCCCGTGTTCACGTTCCATTGGCGCAGCGACCCGCGAAAGGATGACGAATGGTACCGAAAAGAGTGTGAAAAACTCGATAATCCGGTGGTTGTTGCTCAGGAGCTTGATCTCAATTACAACGCATCTGCTGAAGGCGTTCTAATCCCTTCTGACTGGGTACAAGCCGCCGTAGACGCTCACATCAAACTCGGCATTCAACCAACAGGTAAACGTCAGGGCGCGATGGACGTTGCGGATGAAGGTAAAGACAAAAACGCCTTTTCTACCCGTCATGGATTCCTGCTGGAGAACGTCAGGGAATGGTCCGGTGTTGGCAGCGATATCTACCAGTCAGTTGAGAAAGTCTTCGGCTACTGCGAAGAAGACCGGTTGGAGGAATTCCGCTTCGATGAGGACGGCCTAGGTGCTGGCGTGCGTGGCGATGCAAGAGCCATAAACGAACAACGTAAAGCTGCCCGGCGGCCTTTAATTATGGCTACACCGTTTCGCGGTAGTGGCGGGGTGTTCGATCCCGATGCCGAGGCCGTGCGTGGTGACAACGGACAGGCCGCACGCCTGAACAAAGATTTCTTTGCCCGAGCTAAACCTCAAAGTTGGTGGCACCTGCGTAAGCTATTCCAGAACACCTATCGCGCAGTCGTTGAAGGCATGCCCTACAACCCTGACGAAATTATCTCTATCAGCAGCAAGATGGAGAACAAAGACAAACTCATCATCGAACTCTCACAGTCAACCTACTCCATCAATGGCGTGGGGAAAATCGACGTGGACAAACAGCCCGACGGTACCAAGTCGCCGAACCTGGCTGACGCGGTGATGATCAATTACGCGCCAATGAATTCAGCCCTGAACATCTGGGAGCTGCTAGGGAGACAGGCCTGATGGCACGAAATAAGACAGCACCTAAGCGGACAGCGCAAGCCACGACAGACGGCTATGAAAACTTTGCTGCTCGCGTCGGTATGCAGACACCTAACCTGCACTCCGCATCGACGTATCGGGCCAACTTCACCAGCCGCAACCGCCTACTTATTGAATGGTCGTATCGTTCGTCATGGGTGATTGGTGAGGCTGTTGATGCCATTCCTGATGATATGACCCGGAAAGGTATCCGCATCACTTCTGAGATTGATGCGAAAGACCGCGGGATTATTGAGTCACAGATGGATGAGCTTCAGATCTGGGATGCTCTGAACGACACGCTCAAATGGTCACGGCTATATGGCGGTGCAGTCGGTTTCATCATGATCGAGGGGCAGGCACCGTTCACGCCTTTACGACTGGAAACCATCGGCGAAGGTAAGTTCAAAGGGATCCTCCCGCTTGACCGCTGGATGATTAACCCAGTGCTTACCCGCCGCATTAAAGAGATGGGGCCTGATCTCGGGAAGCCAGAGTTTTACGACGTTGTGACGACAGGCACAGGCATTCCAGCGTGGCGAATTCATCACAGCCGGTTGATCCGATTCGATGGCGTGACGCTGCCATATCAGCAGAAAATGACCGAAAACGAATGGGGTATGTCTGTCATAGAACGCATCTGGGACAGGCTGACCGCGTTTGATAGTGCGACTGTGGGTGCCGCCCAACTAGTCTACAAAGCACATTTGCGCACCTACAGCGTTGATAAGCTTCGCGAGATAATCGCGATGGGTGGACCAGCATTCGAAGCCCTACTGAAGAACATCGACCTGATCCGTCAGTTCCAGAGCAACGAAGGCATGACGCTCATGGACTCAAAAGATAAGTTTGAAACGCACCAGTACAGCTTTAGCGGATTGGACGACATTATTTCTCAGTTCGCTGAGCAGATTAGCGGCGCAGTAGGAATCCCGCTGGTGAGGTTGTTCGGGCAGTCACCGAAAGGTTTCTCTACTGGCGATGCTGACCTTGCCAACTACTACGACCGGGTGAACTCACTACAGGAACGCCGCTTGCGTCCACGCCTTCGCAGGATTCTGGACATCATGTACCGCTCAGAGCTGGGCAAGCCATTACCTGAAGATTTCACGTTTGACTTCAATCCTCTCTGGCAGATGTCGGATGTTGACCGCTCGACGGTAGCTGTGAACACGACTACAGCCCTGAGTACTGCTCTGGCTGACGGACTGATGACACTGAAGGCCGCCATGACGGATCTGAGGGAAACCTCAGACGTTACTGGTATAGGCGCATCAATCACCGATGAGGATATTGAGAATGCGGAAGACACCCCGCCGCCAGGCATCGGCGAACTTAACAACAAATCACCGGAGTCGCCAAGCGGAGACCCGATATCGAACGAGCCTACGGCAGATAGCGCGAGCCGTGGGGGACATCGTAAATGGTCACTACGATGGTTCAAATGATAGCGTCACTGAAATCATGGACGCGCTGGAGCGTTACAGTGAAATCATCACTCCCTGGGCAACCAAGGTGGCAGAAAGTTTCACTATCGATGTGACGCGGCAAAATGAAAAACAGTGGCGGGATTACAGTAAAGCAATAGGCTCGGAGCTGCGTAACATGGTGGATAACGCCCCAGTAGGGCAGGTTATGCAATCCATCGTTGCTGAGCAGATCAAATACATTAAGTCACTTCCTCTCGAAGCCGCTGAACGTGTCTATGACATACAGAACAAAGCTATCGAGGCTGTTGTGACTGGCGGCCGCGCTGAGCCCTTTGCGAAAGAAATTGCTGCATCAGGCGACGTTGCCAAGTCACGCGCTAATTTGATTGCCCGCACTGAGATAGGCCGCGCATCCACAGCACTAACGCAGGCCAGAGCGCTTTCGATAGGTTCTATCGGTTACATCTGGCGAACTGCTGACGATGGTGATGTGCGTAAGTCACACGCCCAAATGGAAGGGGTATTTGTTCGCTGGGATAACCCTCCTACGCTGGATGGTATGACTGGGCACGCTGGTGCACTTCCAAATTGCCGGTGCTACTGTGAGGTTGTATTCCCGCATTCGAATGTTGCGGCTCTGCGAACAGGTGGTCAACAGCGCACTCTCGACGGTATGCGCATACCAACAGCGAGAGGGAAGGCGATCCGCGTTGCGGCATGATTGACTGGGCAAATGAGTAAACTTGCCAAAATAGCGAGTTGGCACTCAGTTCTGATTGAACATCAATAGTCGTTAATTGTTGCAAAAATGTTGTTGTCGAGAATATGCCTTTTTCAGTGAGTTGATACCAACTTTTGTCCCTCAGGCGTGGTTATTTGAACGAGCGCCTATCTCGCGGGGCGGTTAATGACCCTTATGTTAAATAGGGCGTTATCGAGACAATTAATACTTTTCACCAGGCTGCCATCCGGCGGCCTTTTTTATGCCCGCGTTCCAGCAGGTGAACAATGAAATATTTCTTTGAAAGCCGATTAGGCGAGACCCGTTTTCTGCTGGCCGACGGTTCGTTGTTATGTAAAGACGTACCGATAGCCAGAACGGGTAAGCAGCTATACAGCGCTCAGGACTTACCAAAATTAACGCCTGATGCAGCGGGTGAGATTGTCGTTAACCGCTCACCTGAGCAGGTATTCCATCCGGCAACACTCGCTTCCTTTGAAGGGATGAGCGTAACCATTCTTCATCCAGAAGATGCCGAAGGAAACATTCAATTTGTAAACCCCACGAACTGGCGTGAGCTGGCAATGGGACACCTGCAAAACATTCGTCAGGGCACAGGTAACCAGGCTGATTTAGTTCTGGCTGACCTGATCGTCAAGGACGAATACGCCATTCAGCTTATTGAAGATGGATTACGGGAAGTGTCGTGCGGTTACGACGCAGAGTATGAACAAACCGAGCCTGGGAAAGCTGAACAGGTAGATATCACCGGAAATCATGTGGCTTTTGTCCCCAAAGGCAGAGCCGGTTTACGTTGCGCAATTGGAGATAAAGATACGATGGCAACAACTCAGAAACAAAGCTGGTGGTCGCGGATGCAGCGTGCAATCAAAACCGGCGATTCGGACACCCTGAACGAACTGGCAGAGTCAGCGCCAGCGTCTTTGACGGGTGAAAATTCAGACCTTCCACAGGGTGTGAATCTCAACATTAACCTGTCTCCGCAACAGCCCCTTCCGGATAAGGACCCAGAGCTGGGCGGTCTGAAGACCGGCGATAATGATGCAGATGTTCCAGAATGGGCGAAAGCGATTCTGATGCGCCTGGATAAGCTGGAAGGGAAAACAACGGATTCGGATGATACTGGTAAGAACAAAGAGCTTACCGGTGATGAAGATGAAGATCTTACCACGATCACCGGCGACGCAGCCTACCGCGCTGACGTCATCATGCCAGGCATCGATCTGACCCGCAAAGTGAAGCCGACCGCATTCAAACGTGAAGTATTAGCCTCTGCGGATAAAGCACTGGTACGCCAAATTGTCGGTGATGCAGATATTCGCAAACTGCCTAAACAGTCTGTTGAGATGGCATTTGCTGCCGTTTCTGAACTTGCTAAAGGCCGCAATACCCGCACCCAAACCGGTGATGCACAACGCCAGATCGGCACACCAAGCATCTCCGATATCAACAAAGCTAACGCCGATTTCTGGGCTAACCGCAAAGGATAATTAACGATGACAGCATACCTCTTACGGATGCCAGTAGGCATTGCCGGGGCTATTTCACGCCCTCAGGATTTAACCACTGAGCCTGTGATCCTTAAATCCGCCAGCACCTTTGTAGCTTATGGCCTTGCGGGTAAATACGACACTGACGGTTATTTCGTGCCACTGACCGACGGCGATACTGCCGACAAGATTAAAGGCTTCTACGTGCGTCCTTACCCGACTACATCAACCCCGGATATGGTTCGACAGGTGGGTTCTGACAAGAACTTTCCGGGCGATGCACTGAAACGCGGATATATGACGGTGAGTCTCGGCTCCAGCTTCGATGCCAGCACCATCAAAAAAGGTGCACCGGTATATGTGGTCGTCTCTCTCGATTCGACCATTAACGTGCCGCTGGGTGGCTTCATGTCCACTTCAGTAAGTGGCAAAAACGTGGTGCTGCAAAACGCAGAGTTCACCGGCGCTGGCGATGCACAAGGCAACGCTGAAATCTCCTGGAAGATTTAAGGAAAAAACGAATGATTACTTTTGATCAGGCAACTGTAGACGGTTCAGGTGCCTTTCTAATTGGCGAGTTGGAACGTCTTGACCAGACACTCAATTTGCCATTGGTTGGGTACACGTGGAGCCGAGACATCCAGTTACGTGAAGACGTATCTATCGCAGATACCATTTCAAGCTGGACAAACACTTCATTTGCCGCGGCTGGTACAGGCGCTAATCCAAATGGCAAGAACTGGATTGGTCAGGACTCTACCGCTATTGCAGGCGTGAATGTCGATATTAACAAAAGCGGCAATCCTGTAAATCTCTGGGGTATGGAAGTGGGCTGGACTGTTATTGAGCTGCAGGCCGCTCAACAGGTTGGTCGCCCAATCGACACACAGAAATATGACGGCATGTCCCTCAAATGGAACATGGACACCGATGAGCAGGTATATGTCGGTGATACGTCTCTGGGACTGAGCGGTTTAGTCAATATGCCCGGTGTTGCACTGAATAACGCAGCCAAAACATGGGCTGTATCTACCCCAGATGAAATCCGCCAGAGCATCAACTCCGTACTGGACGCAGCTTGGGCGGCATCCGGTTATTCGGTTGTTCCGCAAGATCTGCTGATCCCACCAGAACAATTCTCTCTGCTGGCTAGCACTATCGTTTCTTCTGCAGGCAATCAGTCATTGCTGACTTATTTGCAGACCAACACCATCACTTATCACCAAAACGGTATTCCCCTGAATATCCGTGCGGTTAAGTGGCTCAAAGGGCGTGGCGTTGGTGCAAAAGACCGCATGGTTGCTTACACCAATGATAAAAAATACGTCCGCTTCCCACTGGTGCCGCTGCAAAGCATTCCTGTGCAGTATCGCGGTATTTATCAGATTGTGACGTATTACGGCAAGCTCGGTGCAGTAGAGCCGGTCTACAAAGAAACCCTGTCCTACGTGGACGGCATCTGATAACCAGAACGGCCCCGCAAGGGGCCAGAAGGACGACATAAAATGGCTTCTAAAGAAAAACTGGTTTCAATCCACGTTCACACACCCTTCAAACTGACCCTGAGTGACACTACCGTCCAAGAGTTTGGCAAAGGGCATTATACGGTGCCGGAAACGGTCGCATCACACTGGTTTACTCAGGCGCACTCTGAACTGGGTGAAGGTAGCGTAAATGAATCGACTGACCAGCAGGAACTTATCGACAGTCTGCAATCGCAGATCACCGATAAAGATACGCTGATTGCCGATCTTAAAGCAGGCCTGACCCAGCTGCAGGAACAAAACGACAGTCTGCAATCGCAACTGACCGCTGCACAATCTGGCGGTAATGGGGCCGGAGATGCCAAAGAATCAAAGCCTTCCAACAGTAAGTGATTTCCGCCGCGATTTCCCCCAGTTCTCCGACACCGCTAAATACCCAGACTTTCAGGTTCAGTTCCGTCTGAACCTGGCTGACATCCAGCTGATTGGTGAGGGCGTGACGGGTAAACAGTTGTTCCCTTATTTCGCTGAATTGTACGTGGCTCACTACATGACGTTATGGGCTGCTGACAGTCGGGCTGCACTGATTGGTGGCCCTGGTGGGTCAACCAATGGCGTACAGTCATCCAAGTCAGTGGATAAGGTCAGCGTAAGTTACGACACAGGCGCGACCATCAATCCTGATGCGGGTTTTTGGAACAACAGCCGTTATGGATCAGAACTGTATCAGATGATCACGATGTTCGGCGCTGGGGGGCGGCAGCTATGAAAAGTGGCGTTACTGTCCGGGCTGACAACACGAAGGCCGTTTTCGAATCGCTCCGGGAGATCAGCAAAAAAGAAGTGCTGGTTGGAATTCCTGAAGAAGACAGTCAGCGTGATGATATTCCGTTTGGTAATGCCGGGATCGGCTACATCAACGAGAAAGGCTCACCTGCTCAAAACATCCCTGCACGGCCTCATCTTGAGCCCGGAGTTAAATCCGTAGAAGCCCAGACTATCCCGCTGTTGAAAGCTGCCGTGCTGGCCGCTATCGACGGGAATATGTCTGGCGCTGAACGCGCGCTGAATCAGGCTGGCACTGTGGCTGCCAATGGCGTCAAGCGCTACATGACGATCACCGGATTCACGCCTCTCGCAGAAAGCACGCTTAAAGGTCGGGCGGCGCGGGGGCGCAAAGGGGCAGCCAAAGAACTTGCTAGCCGTGCAGCCGGAAACCTTCCTGACAACGCGAACGCCAGGCCGCTGATTGACACCGGCCAATACCGGCGGGCAATCACTCATGTGGTGAGGATTAAGAATGCCAAATCTTGATGTGACGGACGTTCTGTTTGATCCGGACTTTTGCGACTTTAACCTCTGGGTGACCAGGCGGGAACAGACCGTTGACGATGATGGTATTGGGCAGGATGGGGCGGTGAAAACTCAGTTCGCTGGTGTGGTCACAGTTGACCGTTCGCTCGAAAGTCGACGGATGCAGTCGGGGCAGGTTATCAGCGGGGCAATCCTCGTTGTGACCACTGAGAGGCTGACGCAGGGGCAAACGGGGCGAGATGCGGACATTGTGACGTATCAGAACCGGGATTATCGCGTGACCTTTGTTGACCCATACACCGCTTACGGCGCCGGGTTCGTTCAGGCTCACTGTGAGCTATTGCCATTTGATGGAGGCGTTCCCGTTGAGTAACAACACCAGCACTGAGGCAGGATGGCTGACGCCTACCAGTGGCGATCCTGCCTATGACGAAGCGCTCGACAGGCTGCTGAGCCAGTGGATGCGCAATGTTTCAGGCTTGCCCGCGAAAATGGTTATGCCGCGCTGGCAGAAAGACCAACCCGCACTTCCTTCTGTGGAAACCAACTGGTGCGCATTTGGGGTCACTGGTTGGCCGATTGATAACAGCCCAGCGTTTACCAACCAGACGGATGAGGGCGCCCAACTTTGGCGGCATGAGACATTCGAATGCCTGGCGTCGTTCTATGGTCCGGCCGGTATGGCGTATGCCTCTCGATTTCGCGACGGCATCTCCATTCCCCAGAACAATTCGGAACTCAACACGCTTGGCCTCTCGCTTGGCGATTGTACAGGGTTGACCCCTTTCCCCGAGCTCATCAATCAGCAGTGGGTTCGTCGCTACGACATGACGGTGCGCCTGCGCCGCAAGATCATCCGTGAATACGGTATCAAATCGCTGGTGGAAGCACCGGTCACCTATTTTGGAGAATAAATTATGACGCAGGGCTTACCTGTATCCAACGTTGTAAACGTTGATGTGATCATGTCGCCTACGGCGGCTACTGGTCGAAATTTCGGTTCGTTGCTGATCCTCGGGTCGTCTACGGTTATCCCTGTGTCAGAACGTATTCGCCTGTATGCAGCCATTGAAGACATCGGTGATGATTTTGGCGTCGACAGTACAGAATATGAAGCCGCACTGGTGTTCTTCGGACAGTCACCAAAACCTACTCAGGTTTATGTCGGGCGCTGGGCGAAAACGCTGACCTCTGCGGAGGTTGGTCCAGTCGAGACTGTTGTGCAAGCCGTGAATGCCTGCCTTCAGTACACCAACTGGTATGGGCTCGTAGTAGCTGACGATGTTGTTGGCGGTGGGGATGTGCTTGATGCTGAAGACGTTATTGATGTTGCGAAAGTTATTGAAGCTTCAAGCCTAAGCCGCATCTTTGGGGTGACATCCTCCGCGTCGGGTATTATTGACAGCACTTCAACAACCGATGTTGCTTCTCAACTTAAGGCTGGTAAATACGCTCGCACTTTCATTCAGTATTCCACCAGCAGCGCGTATGCAGCTATCTCAGCGTTTGGTCGGGCATTTACCGTCAACTTCAACGGAAGCAACACAACCATTACTCTGAAGTTTAAACAAGAGCCCACCATCACTTACGAAACTCTCACCGTGGGGCAGGCCGCCGCCGTCGACACGAAAAAAGCCAACGTTTTCGTTTATTACGCGAACGATACGGCAATTTTGCAGCAAGGCGTGATGGCAAACGGTGACTTCTTTGACGAGCGTCACGGGCTGGACTGGTTGCAAAACTACGTTCAAACCAATTTGTACAACCTGCTCTATACCAGCACGACCAAGGTTTCACAAACCGATGCCGGTACGACTCGCCTGCTTTCCAACGTTGAACAATCTATGGATCAGTCTGTTACCAACGGCCTGGTCGCACCCGGGGTGTGGAACGGTGGACCTATTGGTCAGTTGTCGCCGGGCGATACACTTACGAAGGGTTATTACGTTTACGCTCAGCCGCTGGCGCAACAGGCACAGTCTGATCGAGAGGCTCGCAAAGCCCCTGTTATTCAGGTGGCCTGTAAGTTGGCTGGCGCTATTCATTATGCTGATGTTCAGATTAACGTGGTTCGCTAAGGAGCGATAAATGTCGACTTATTCTTTTCTTGATGTAACCGCGTCGCTAAGCGGCCCAACCGGTGTTATCGATCTCGGACAAGGCTCAGCCAACTCCGAGGAAGGTATCACCCAAACAATGGGCGGTAGCAAAAATACCATGACCGTGGGTGCTGACGGCGAAGTGATGCACAGCCTGCACGCTGACAAGTCTGGCAGCATTACGGTAACGCTCCTCAAAACATCCCCGGTGAATAAAAAGCTTTCTCTGGCATATAACGCGCAGAGTCAGTCCTCATCAACATGGGGCAATAACGTGATCGTTATTCGTAACTCATCATCCGGTGATATTTCTACAGCGCGTTCGTGTGCATTCCAGAAACAGCCGGACTTCAACAATGCAAAAGAAGGCGGAACAGTTGCCTGGGTGTTCGACTGCGGCAAGATTGACCAGCTTCTCGGGGAGTTCTAATCGATGGAATTTGACATTAAGGGTATTCAGTATCGCGTTGCAAAACTCAGCGTTTTCGACCAGCTGAAAATTTCACGCAAACTATTACCTGTCATGGCTGGCATGGTGTCAGATTTTCGCAATGTACAGACCAAGATCAGCGAAAAAGACACCGAAGGTGCGATAAGTGCCATCCTGCCAAAAATAGCGGATGCGGTTTCTGCCATGAGTGATGACGACGTGAACGCAATTCTGTTTCCATGCCTCGCCGTGGTATCTCGTAAGCACATGAAATCATGGGTGTCAGTCTGCCCTCAGGGGGAAATGGCTTTCGATGATATTGACCTCCTGACCATGCTGCAATTGGTGGCCCGGGTGGTGGCTGACTCACTGGGAAATTTTTTGCAAGGACTCCCTACCAGCGAGACGCTAACCCAGCCAGCGGAATAACGTTCAATACCCTTCCGGGCGGGGAGGATTCAATACTTCGCCCGGTACTGGCCTTCGGCATTTCTCAGAAAGACCTCGACAGCGGTGCGGTAGATCTTTGCCGCATTGCCTTACTGAACGACTACCTCGACATGCGTGAGGACAACGAATCCCGTGTAGATAAATGGAGAGCCGCTAATGAGCGATAATGCAGACACGATAAAGGATTTTCTGATATCGCTCGGGTTCGATATCGATCAGGCTGGCGCCATTAAATTCGACACCGTTTTGAAGAACGTCACTGCGAATGTATTGAAGGTTGGCGCGGTAGTGGAAGGAACCGCGCTGACCGTCGTTGGCTTTACTACGCAGATCGCTAATGGTCTGGATAAAGTCTACTGGGCATCCCAGCGCACTGGTGCGAGTGTGCAAGGCATTAAAGCACTGGGTTACGCCGCATCTCAAACGGGTGCGAGTGCTGAATCTGCCATGTCCTCACTCGAAGGGCTGGCGAGCTTCATGCGCAACAGTCCGGGTGCGGAAGGTTTCCTGAACCGCCTGGGCGTTCAGACCCGTGACGTCAGCGGAAAAATGCGTGATACGGCATCCATCTTTACGGGTGTCGGGCAGAAGCTCAGCAGCATGTCGTACTATCGCGCCAGACAATATGCGCAGATGTTGGGCATTGATGAAAATACGTTAATGGCAATACGTCGCGGGCTCGGGCAATTCAGCTCCGAGTATGCGCTGACCGCTAAAAAAATTGGTTTCAATGCCGAGGTAGCGGCGAAGCAATCCAATATCTTTATGACATCCATGCGTGGGCTTACCGCTACGCTCGGTCAGGCACGGGACAAAATCGGGTCTAACCTCGCAGGCGGGTTGGCCGGCAGCATTGATTCTTTACGGAAACAGTTGTTGGATAACTGGCCCAAAATTGAAGCCGTATTGATGAAGGTGATCAAGGGCATTCTTTTTGCTGGCGATGCCATTACCCGAGTTTTATGGCGCACCGGTCAGGCCGTCGGAGACGTCATAGGCTGGTTTAAAAAACTGGACCCGGTGACGCAACAACTCATCATGCTGTTTGGCGGGTTGTTGGTGGCTTGGCGCTTAATGAATACGGCATTTCTTTCTTCTCCGATTGGCATGATTACCTCCCTGATATTAGCTATTGGGTTGTTGTGGGATGATTATCAGACATGGAAAGAGGGTGGCAAAAGCCTGATTGACTGGGGCAAGTGGAAGCCAGAAATAGATGCTGCTCTCAAAGCAATGGATCAGCTTAAAGCGTCCATCAAAAACATCGGGCTTGAAGTAGCAAAACTCCTCAACATCAATCTGAGCAACTGGACGCTAAAAGGTGACATCGAGAACCTGACGAAGCAATTCGGCGAGTTCGGCAAAATGATGTCGATGATTGGCGACCTTGTTAATGCCTTGAAAGATGGGAACTGGAAGCAGGCCTACAGTATCGGTAAGAAATTGATGGCTCAGGGGCAGGATCAGCCTGATGCCCTACCTGCAGTATCTGATAGCGCCAATAATGCAGCGGACTGGGTTAAAAATAAGTTTGGTTTTGACCCGCGAAGTGTTGGCCGATGGTTAGGAGGGGAAGGCGATGAGCCTGAACAGCACGCACAGTCACTGCAATCTCCGCGTGGTATTCGCAATAACAATCCCGGGAATATCGATTATCGGGGTCAGGCTGGCGCTGAGCTTGAAAGACCTGGTGGGCGCTTTGCCAGATTCAGTTCTGCGTATGACGGCCTTAAGGCTATGGCAAACCAGCTGATGCGTTACTTTGAGGGAAAAACAACGGGTAAGCGGCTCCAGACCTTGAATGACATCATATCGACCTGGGCTCCGGGAAACGAGAATAATACGGGGGCTTATATTGCTCAGTTGTCAAAATCACTAGGCGTGGCACCCAATGCAGTCTTAAACCTCAAAGACCCCCAGGTAATGTCATCCCTCATGAATGGAATTATTCATCATGAGAACGGGCGGAATCCTTATCCCGGTGAGCTTGTTCGTGCGGCCGCTGGCGGCGGCACATCCAGAAGTATTCAGCAAGAGACAACCATTAACATTCATGGCGTTTCTGACCCTCGCGAAGCCGCAAGGCTCACCGTTGATCATCAGAAAGGCGTCAATTCCCAGTTGACTCAACAACTACCGATGGTGCCGGGCTAATGGACATTCTCTCAGCAATTTTTCGCCAGCAATCACGGCGTATTGGTTTGCTTATACCCAGCGTGGTGGAGTCAGAGAAACACTCGGATACCCTCGAGATAACCGAGCACCCCGTTGAAAAACCAACCACTACCAGCGCGTCGGGTTTTGTTGCCGATCATGCCTATAAGCGCCCCAGCGAGGTCACGATGGAGTGTGGCTTTGCTGGCGGCGGTTCCCTTCTGGATTTTGTGGATACCTCCTCTATCGGCCTGAAACTTGGTTTGAGCCCTCAGGAGACCTATCAGGAATTACTGGATCTGCAAGCCTCACGCGTACCGTTCGACGTGGTAACGGGAAAACGAACCTACATAAACATGCTTGTCCGCGCCATTGAAGTGATGACCGACAAAACCAGCGAGAACGTACTCAAATGCACGCTGACGCTACGTGAAGTCATCATGACCCAAACCCAGACCGTATCAGTCGCCGATAAGTCGGAAATGCAGGATGGTGTCAGCACTTCTGCGGTACAGAACTCGGGTAACAAGTCTTTGACGCCGCCTAATGAGTCATTACTCAATAAATTAGGCAGTGGGATAACGTCATCCTTTGGGGGATAGCATGCAGGTAAATGAAATACCGTTATCTCCGGATAACCAGCAATTCCGCATTCTGCTTGGTGATACGACTTACACGCTGAAAATTATTTGGCGCGATGCTGCAGGCTGGATCATGGATGTGCAGGACAGCGGAGGAGTCGCTTTACTGACCGGCGTGCCGTTAGTTACCGGTGCCAACTTACTTGAGCAATATCCTCAACTGGGCATCAATGGGGCGCTGGTGGTTGTCACTGATAACGGCGCACCGGATGACCCGACCAAAACCAATCTTGGTACCTCAAGCCATCTCGCCTTTGTACAGGAATAAACATGTCTATTAACTGGATGCGCCATTTTGAACTGCAGCTTTTAGACCAGAACGGCCAGGGTGTTTCTCTGTCCGATTTTAAAGTTACTTTTCATATTCAGTGGGCAGACACGAAGTGGCCGCGCGTGGCCGAGGTGAAGGTTTATAACCTATCGACCGACACCACGAACAAAATACTCGGGCAGGAGTTTTCAAAAATACGGATCATCGCCGGGTATGACGGTATTCCGGCCGCCGTTGACGCCAGTCAGGTCGGCGTCGTTCAGGATATTCAAAGTGAGCAGGTCGGGCAGTCCAACGGCCAGAACTTTGGTTTGATATTCGATGGTGATATTCGCTTTACGGTGACCGGGAAGGATAATGTCACGGACTCATGGGTCCTCATTCAGGCCATTGGTGACCATGAAGCCTTTTTGTTTGCACGAACCAAAACCACTTTAGCCGCCGGCTACACGGTGGCAGACCTGCACCAGGTTACCATGCAGGGCTTTAATGCGTTTGGCGTGACTCAGGGGATCACTGGTGACATGCCTACAACCGTTTTTCCCCGCGGTCGGGTGCTCTATAACGCTTCGCGTAACGTGATGGACAATATCGCGAAGCAATGCAATGCGACGTGGCAGTTGGTGGATGGTCAGGTGCAGATGGTGCCAGAGGACAAATACATCCACGAGGCTATTGTCCTGAATGCGGACACGGGCCTGATCGGTATGCCTCAGCAGACTATGGGGGCCGGAGTAAACGTGCGCTGCCTTATCAATCCGAACATCCGCATTAATGGCCTCATCCAGTTGGATCAGGCATCGGTATATCGCACGGCACTCGGCACTGGTGAGATTGCGCAATCACCTGGTCGAATTTCTGAAACTGATGATAACGGCAACCGCGTGCTGACTGGCACAACCTCACAAGCAGCCAGTATTGCGACAGATGGCGTTTATATCGTGAAGTCTATCGACTATACTGGCGACACCAGAGGTCAGGCGTGGTACATGGATTTGATGTGCTTTGCGCGTGGCGCTCGTGACCTAGTCAATCAGACGGCTATACAGAAAACCAATTATTGAGGTGTTGAACGTGAAGCCTATTTTCAGAATTGTCATTGCTGTTGCTACGCTGGTTTCTTTTCAGGCATTGGCTGATTCGCAGTGTGGTGATTTTAAAGTTCACTGGGCAAATGACGGGTTAGCACGAATTAATGGCGCGAAGCCAGAATCACAAAAAATAACTTTTCTGAAAGCTAAAGATGACTACAACAATGTCAAAATTGAGTGGCGCATGGCTACCGATCAACCTGGTCGATGGGTTGGAATGGAGTTTATTGGACGTGACGGAAAAGCCATTCTCAATGCTCAATGGCTACAGGCCAGCATGAACGCACCGCGTCAGTACGCCACTTACGACTGCGTGAAAGTTAAGTAAACGAAGAGCACCCAAATTCAAAGAAGAAACCCGCCTTGTGCGGGTTTTTTTATGGAGTTTTTATGCCAATTCCTACTCAGTCCCAAATCGGCGGTGAACAGCAAACCGCTCAGGCTATAGCCGACTCCATTTCTAATCAGATCCGTGTAGCGATGCCTGGCATTATTCAGTCGTTCGACCCAGTAACGGTGACCTGCACTGTCTTACCGGCCATAAAGGGAAGCGATGCGTCTACTACTGGAACAGAATCAGCAGACCTCCCTTTGCTTGTGGATGTGCCCGTGGTCTTCCCGCGCGGTGGTGGGGTAACTTTGACGTTCCCGGTTAAATCCGGTGATGAATGTCTGTTGATTTTCTCCGATCGTTGCATTGATTTCTGGTGGCAGAGCGGCGGCGTGCAGGAGCCGGTAGACACACGCCAGCATGATTTATCTGACGGGTTCGCTATTATCGGGCCTCAGTCACAGGCGAAGAAAATTAGCGGGATCAGTGCCAATTCAGCACAAATGCGAAGTGATGATGGTTCAACCTATTTCGAACTGAACCCTACTACGCAGACGATCAATATCATGGCCCCAGGTGGCTTTAACGTCACAGCACCGTTATCTACGTTCTCGGCGGCCGTCACTGTAAAAGGGCTGCTGACATGGATGGGGGGCATGGTTGGGAGTATCGCTTCAGGCACTGCTGCCACGATCACCGGCGCTATTAAATTTGTCGGCACCCTTACTTCCAATGGCAAAGATATCAGCGACCAGCACACGCACAGTGGAGTGCAGACCGGTAGCGGTAATTCTGGCAAGGTGAACTGATATGCGATATCGACGCGAAGATTCTGACGGTGATTACACCTTCGGTCGTGGTGATGACACCTGGCTGGTAAATACCCCCGAATGCGTTGCTCAGGCTGTAAAAACACGCTTCGAACTTTGGCGGGGGCAATGGTTCCTCAATGTTACTGAAGGAACACCTTATATTCAGTCAGTGCTCGGAAAGCAGCGTTCCGACGTTTATATCCTTGCCGTTCGGGAGCGCATACAAACTACGCCGGGGGTGAGCAAAATTATCTCTTTCAATACGAATAACGATGGCACCACCCGCCGCGTAACCTTCACCGCCACAATCGATACCATCTACGGCGAAACAACAGTCACAAGCGAGGCATAAATGGCTTTGAACCTCGATACGCTGGGGTTATCGGCAACGGTAACTGCCCAGGGGATCAGTGCGCCTGACTATCAGACGATACTGGACACCATCACCGGCTACTTTCAGCAGATTTACGGTAGTGATGCCTATTTGGACCCGGACAGTAAAGATGGTCAGATGGTAGCTCTGGTCGCGTTGGCTATCCACGATGCCAACAATACGGCAATTCAGATTTATAACTCATTCTCACCGGCAACCGGGCAGGCTTCCGCCCTAAGCAGTAACGTTAAGATTAATGGGATCACACGTAAAGTTGCGACCAGATCAACCGTAGATGTGTTGTTAACTGGTGTAGCGGGCACGACAATCACCAACGGCTCGGTACGAGACCAAAACAACATCATTTGGAATTTCCCGGCAACGGTATCAATCGGTGTTGGTGGCACAGTGTTAGTCACAGCCACGTGCGCCAGCAGTGGCGCTGTTGCTGCGCTCGCAGGAACGGTGACTGCCATTAACACACCAACCCGCGGTTGGACGTCAGTAACAAATGCTTCAGCTGCTACCGTAGGCGCACCTGCAGAAACAGATGCCGAACTGCGCATCAGGCAGAGTCAGAGCGTGGCTCTGCCATCCATTACGCCGTTTGAAGGTGTCGACGGTGCTATCGCTAACGTGGATGGTGTGACACGTCACAAGCTCTACGAGAATGACACCGGTGTTACCGACAGTAACGGGCTGCCACCGCATTCTATTTCCGCGATTGTTGATGGTGGTAATGTGACTGATATTGCCCAGACTATCAGAGGAAATAAAGGGCAGGGCGTAAGCACCTATGGTACGACATCTATCACTGTTCCTGACACTTACGGAAATCCGCACGTCATTAATTTTTCGCGATCTACCGATGTACCGATTTTTGTATCTATCACCATTAAGGCCTTCACGGGTTACACCTCTCAGATTGGTGATCAAATTAAGCAAGCCATTGCCAATTACGTAAACACTCTGGATATTGGCGACAGTGTGCTGCTAAGCCGTATTTACTCACCAGCCAATCTGGGTGTAGTGAGCGGAGGAAATGCCCGCTATTACGATATCACGGACCTTCTGATAGGTAAGTCATCCGGCACTGTAGCTGCTGCAAATGTGAATATTGCATACAGCGAATCTGCCTCAAGTGACACCACGAATATTAGTATCGAGATTAGCTCATGAGTAAATACACTGACCTGATCACCAACTATCACGTTACGAAGCCTCTTTATTTTGACCATATCGATCTGAGCACAAGGCCCCTTATTGATGTAGCCAGCACAATGTCTTCACTGGTAGCTGCGTTTGATATCGATACCGCCGTTGGTGCTCAGCTGGACACGCTGGGTTTGTGGATTGGTCGCTCGCGCATTGTCAGCGAACCTATTTCCGGCGTCTATTTTTGCTGGGATTCAGAAGGATTAGGTTATGACCAAGGGGTATGGCAGGGGCCGTATGATCCTGACGCTGGATTTACGAACTTGAGCGATGAAACTTACCGCATCGTCCTTAAAGCCAAAATTGCGATCAATCACTGGAATGGAACAAACGAAACGCTACCGACAATTCTCGATACGGCGCTGGCCGGTTCGGGCTTGATGATGCAGATCGTAGATAACCAGGACATGACAATTTCAGTTTGGGTATTTCCGGAAATCGACATTTCTAATGTTTCGCTCGAGTTGATCGCTGCAATTCGGCAAGGATACCTGACCGTAAAAGCTGCCGGTGTTTGGGCTGGCGACATTCAGACACCATCCATTGAAACTCCGTCAGTCGGAAATAAATTTTTCGGATTTGATATGGATAACGATTACATAGCCGGATTTGACGATGGCGCATGGGAGAAAAAATTATAATGTCTACAAATAACTTTAAACCTTTTGGCGTAGGTGTTGGTGCAAATGTAACACCACAAGCCGATTACGAAGCTCTCGCGGCTCTGATAACGGGCTTCCAATCTGGCAAAGCTAATTCTGCACAAGTTAATAAAGCTATTCGACAAGCCACTGTCATGGCATCAGTCATTGGTCAATTCATTGCAAATTATAGCGGGAGCGATGTTTTAGATAATGGTGATTCCGCTACATTACTCAGCAATTTAATCACTGCATTAAAATCGAACAGCTCGAATGACTTCCTGCAAATAACAAATAATCTTGTCGAGATTAAAAATGCTGGCACGTCCGCACAGACGTCGGCAAGAACAAATCTTGGACTGGGAACCGCGGCAACGGCAACTGTAGGTACAGGCACAAACCAAATTCCAAATATGGGTAGTTTTACATCATCACTCAGCGAACAGGGATGGCAGAGGGTCCCCAGCAGTGCATCGCCCACAGGTTACATCATCATTCAGTGGGGAAGGGTACCGACAGTTCCAGCCGCTGGCTATGATGGTCCATTGACATTTTTAATTCCGTACCCTAACCGTGCCATGAGAACATATGTACATGCAGATTACACGCCTGGCGGCGGGCTGAGTGGACTGGCCTATTCGGCGTGTGATGGCTATAACGCTAGTAAAACTGGTGTCACTTACATTTGCTCCAACTCTGGCATTGGCGGTTCATACTTTTCAATAGGATATTAATCATGAATTATCTATGGCTCCCAGCGAGCAGCACATTTGTACCAGAGTCAATCAAGGATGATTATATTTCCGCTGGATGGGATCTCACCGGTGCTCTTGAATATAACGAAGAAGATTTTTATAAATTTCGAGACGTGCCTTCTGGTCAGGTTTTGTCGAATGTCAACGGCCTGCCTGCGTGGGTTGAGGCGGCACCAGCTTCCCATGAAGAAATGGTTAATGCGGCTAACTATGAGAAACAAAATAAAATTAGTGAAGCCAATGATTACATAAATTCCAAGCAGTGGCCCGGCAAAGCCGCAATGGGGCGCCTAAAAGATGCAGAGAAGGTGCAATACAATGCTTGGTTGGATTATCTGGATGAGCTTGAAGCCGTAGATACATCAGCAGCACCGGACATATCTTGGACTTCCGCACCGACCTCATAACTCTCCTTCCTGAGCCGAAACCTATTCACGTAAAAAAGCCCTCGGGAAGAGGGCAGTGAATCATCACAAAAAATTTAGTCCGGAACAGGAGAATTACTCCTTTTTTAACAGTAGCTCAGGAAATGAATTTGGCTTAAGTATCTTTAGTTTCGTAGTTAAAAAAACTCCCTCGATACTTTCAAATCAATAAGGATCGGGGCGGTAACCGGCTGGCGAGCAAAGCGTGTTGTTTTTAATTCTTTGGCTTATAACTTAATAAGTTATGCTGGCAGGCAGGTGGTGACCGGATAGGGATTCAGGCACAAAAAAACCGGCTCGGTGGCCGGGTTAAGCAAAATTAAAGGGAGGCTTTAGCAAATTCAATGATCGATTTTTCATCATCATGCTTAAAGTGAGCAATGTGGTGTCTATCAAAGGTTTTTCTAATTTCATCCATCGCCTTAGACTCGATTGAGTTAGGGGCTGTATGTCCGTCGATAGTGAACAGCACATTTTTTAGAGAAAGGATATTCTCTGCAGCAGCTCTGGTCACGCGTGAAACCCAAGAATCACAGTGCTCCATCATTTTACCTGGCTGGCTCTGAACAAAGGCCAGCGGTTTGATAGCGCAGAGAACTTCTTCTTCTGATTTCGCGACAAATGGCATAGTAAAACGAGTGAGCTCTCCCCCGAAAGTTTCCTTCCTAAAAGAGTCCCTTAGCTCAGCATAGGTGTTAAGCCGACGACGAAGCTCCTTGGCTAAGATTTCTTCTCTACGTTCCTTGCTGAAGTCAGAGTGATTCACAAATTGATTATAAATTCTTAATAACTCTTTTTCAGGATCGTTCGCCATTACAACTCGCGTAGAGCTGAAATGAAAAATTGATTCCCTTCTCATGGTCAAGTAGTTGAAGAAATTGGCTAGCTGTTCGTCGGTCTGGAAATGGTGACTTTGCTCCTGAGCAAAACGAAGCTCTCTAGCAACAGCATCTTTTGCTAAAGGGAAAATAGTGTCGTCTCTAAAGAAAGCGCTGATCCTAGCATCGTTGCTCTGGGTCAGCATAAAATGGAATGTTCGTTTTTTTGGCGAGCACATGACTACACCGATGTTTGCGAATTCCTCAGTTTCCGCATAAGGTGCATATCTCACAATGCTGTAGAGGCATGGAGTGTTCATGTTATTTTGCTCCAAAAATCAACACTATTTGCTTTATCAAGCGTATCTTCGATGAAAGCAATAAACTCGGCATTATCTTCAGGTTGTTCCAGGCACCACTCTTCAGGTATTTTCGCTAAAGAGTTCTGTAATGCGCTTCTGGCTGCAGCAAGTTCATCTTCACATTCTTGTTGGTCAACAATGTCAAACAGCCAATTTCTATGTCTTGCGCCGTAAACATGCATCTCAAAATCGTCATCAGCTTCATCATGGGCGAAGGCGAGGTTATGATCAATGAGGTAGTGCCTATTGTTATAAAAATCGAAGATTATGTTTACATTTCCACCCAGAGGAGAAAGCGTTCTATCTGCATTTTTAACCCATCTATCAAATAGATAAATTCTTTTTTGCGCCGGAATTTCAACTTTAGAATGAGCCTGACCAAATGTAATAGAGCCAGCACCTGGTATAAATTTGGTGGCAAATGCGTAACCTGGCTGCAACTCACCTTTGAGTTCTGGTACAAATTCAACTAATGCAGACTCTATTTCTACTATCTCGAAGTCAGGGATAGATAACCCCATCGCTTTAGCTAAACACCCCGCAATCCATTCTGCCATTAACTGCTTTGGTGGGAGACTTGGCCTACCTTTAATTACATAAAGTTGCTCATCTTCACATTTGCACAGAAAAGGACGGGTAGACCCTTCAGGAATCCGCCTGATGAACTCTTTCACCTTCATTACTTCATTATCCATGCTGCAAAGATGATCCTTGTTGTTATCTAACGGCTATGCAATTTCTAGAATATGTGAACATATCCATTATTTAATTTCATTGGCATAACCACATGATAGATCGGATTCTTTGCTTCACAAATGCTGGGGTTTTACTCAGTGGTTTGAAGTATGGTGTTAAGGTTGAAACCAGTCATCCGCGCTTTCCCACGTATTCTGCAACATCACATCGATAACTTCTTTGTCACGCGGCGTACCGCCCATCACCGACATCCCATCACTACCAGCTCGGCGAACGCTGAACGTAGCGCCCGGGTAATTTCTTTCCAGCCTTTGCTCAAACTCAACTTTGAAAGCCTCGACCGCGCCGGCGGGCAGCTGCTTGGTTTTATCGATCAGCAATTCAACGTGCATAAAACCCCCTCATTCGATTCCCAGCCATTCATTCGCATCATCAAACATCTCTTCCACTATTCCGGACAGAATCGCTTTCTGCGCTTTGCTGGCGTCCGTGTTGATACTGCTTAGCGTCACCATTGGCTTAACCTTCACGTCAGCATCAGGGAAGGTGCCATGTACGCGCTTGGTAAGTTCAGCCAGGATCAGTGCGTTGGCGTTCGGCACACAGGCCATATTTCTTTTGTCGTAAATCAGCTCAACAAACATAAACACCTCATTCTAAAAAAGTGGTACTGGTACTGGCGTCTTCGATCCCAGCCTCGATGTATTGGACACGCTTTTGCAATTCAGAGATTAGTGCTTTGGCTTCGCTGAGTCGGATCATCACTTGCTGGTCTGGATATGTCTCAGCTTTGAAATCGAGGAAGCCAGAAAGCGTATCTGAGAAAGAGGATTTAAGAAGCACAAACTCACCAAAAGCACTGTGTGCTGCTTGAAAGTCTGTCAGTAAACGCATCCCACCGAATTCGTCTTGGTTTTTCAT